GCCAGCTTACCGACCAAGGCAGAATCATTGATATTGCTTATGACCCTATGTTTCCTGTACACACAGCATGGGACTTAGGCTATAGCGATGACACAGCTATATGGTGGTTTCAAGTAGTGCATGGCGAGATTCGTATGCTTGACTATCATTCAAGTAATGGTCAACCGGTAGCTTTCTACGCTGGAATTATTCAGTCAAGAGAAGCAGAAAAAGGCTATGTGTATGGTACACATTATTTACCCCATGATGCTCGTGCAAAGACTTTAGCGTCAAATAGAAGCATAATTGAGCAACTTTCAGACAAAATTGCGTTAAAATCAATGAAAATTGTACCAATGTTGTCATTGCAAGATGGAATACAAGCTACACGACTAGCATTAACTAGGGCTTGGTTTGACCATAAATGCGAGGATGGCATTGAATGTTTAAGGCAGTATCAGCGTGAGTACGATGAAGACAAGAAAGTGTTTAGGGATAAACCTAGGCATGACTGGACTTCTCATGGTGCTGACGCTTTTAGGATGTTAAGTATTGCCTGGAAAGAAGAAGCTAAGTTACCCTCGAAAGATGACTCGATTAGAGGTGTATTTGTAGGCAAAACAGATGTAACTTTAAAAGAATTGTGGTCACAGCAACAAACTGTTACCAACAGGAGAATTTAATGCAAAAAGAAGATAGCAAACACTCATACGAGTCTTGGTACAAAACGATAATGGGATACGAAAGGTCTTATAAGCGTTGGGAAGCTAGAGTAGACCGCATAGTAAAGAAGTATAAGGATGACAGTCGCTATGACCGCAATCCTAATGCTAGGTTTAATATCCTCTGGTCAAATGTCCAAACAATTCAACCTGCTATCTTTGCTAGACTCCCTAGACCTGATGTAAGCCGTAGATTCCGTGATAACGACTCTATTGGCCGTGTCGCTTCTATGATGCTTGAGCGTGCCCTAGAGTTTGAAATTGAACATTATGGTGACTACAAATCAGCCATGAATAATGCTGTCCTTGACCGATTATTAGGTGGTCGTGGTGTAGCTTGGGTGCGTTATGAGCCGCATATTGTAGGCGAAGAAGATGGCGAGCCTGATGACGGTTTAGAAGTAACTGAAGATTCTGACGAAGCTGAAACGCTTGACGCTACAGAAACAGAAAGCCAAGAGCGCATTGAGTACGAATGTTGCCCAGTAGATTATGTGCATTGGCGTGATTTTGGTCATACTATTGCTAGGACTTGGGAAGAAGTCACCGCAGTATGGCGCAGAGTCTATATGTCTCGCCCTGCTTTGGTTGAAAGATTTGGCGAAGAAATGGGTCATAAAATCCCATTGGATACCAAGCCAGACGATTTAAAGCAATCTTATAAATCAGATGACGGAGTGTATGAAGCCGTTATCTATGAAGTCTGGGATAAAGAAACAGGTAAAGTCTTATGGATTTCTAAGTCGCTAGGCAAGATTGTTGACGAAAGAGATGACCCACTAGGATTAGAGAACTTCTGGCCTTGTCCAAAACCTTTATATGCAACTCTGACTACAGATAGCCTAGAGCCAATCCCTGACTTTACTATTTATCAAGACCAAGCTAGAGAGTTAGACACGCTATGTGACCGCATAGATGGCTTGATTAACGCCCTTAAAGTGCGTGGTGTATATGACGCTTCAGCAAGCGAGTTACAACGCTTATTTTCTGAAGGCGAAAATAACACGATGATTCCAGTAAGTAACTGGATGTCATTTGCTGAAAAGCAAGGTATGAAAGGCGCTATAGACTTAGTAGATTTAGCCCCATTCTCGACTGCTTTAATGGCTTGTTATCAAGCAATGGAACAAGTTAAGAATCAAATCTACGAGTTAATGGGTATTTCTGACATTCAAAGAGGTCAATCAGACCCTAATGACACGCTTGGCGCACAGATTATCAAGTCAAATAACGCTGCTGGTCGTCTAAAGACTCAGCAACACGCAGTAGTAGACTTTGCTACTAGCCTATTGTCTATTAAAGCGCAGATTATCTGCAATCACTTTACTGATGACACGCTAGTTAAGATTTCTGGCGCTATGCAGTTATCTGATGAAGATAAACAACTGATTCCGCAAGCTATTGAACTGTTAAGAAACGAAGCTAGTAAAAATTTCCGCATAGAAGTTACTTCTGATTCGATGATTTACCAAGACGAACAGCAAGAAAAAGCCGATAGAATGGCTTTCTTGCAAGCAGTCGGTGGATTTATGGCCCAAGCAGTACCAATGGTACAAAACGCACCTGAATTAGCACCTATGGCGCTTGAAATGCTGAAATTTGGTGTTACTGCGTTTAAAGCAGGCAAGCAATTAGAGGGCATTATTGACGAAACTGCTGATAAATTGCGTGTAACTGCACAAAAATCACAAGGCCAACCTAAACCTCCTCCTCCTGAGATTCAGAAGGCGCAAATGGACAACCAATCGAAGATGCAACAGATTCAGATGCAAGCCCAGGTTGAACAAGCTAAGTTACAAGGTCAAATGCAGCTTGAAAAAGCTAAACAAGAGTACCAAGCCCAAGAGAATCAGCTTAAATTCCAGTTAGAACAGCAACGAAATCAAGCAGATAGGGATATGGAACTCAAAGTAGCCCAAATGAAGATGATGACTGAGAGAAACACTCAGGTCTTGTTAGCTCACATCAACAATGGCGCAAAAATTGAAGTTGCTAGAATTGGCGCACAAGATGACGATGGCGCACAGGCTTATTTGACTGAAGAAGAATATGTCAAAGCGCAAGAACATCCTATGCAACCTATTGCTAACGCTATTGGTCAAGGAAATAACCAAATGGCACAAGCTATTGCTGCTTTAGTAGATACAATCAACCAACAGCACAACAGACCTAAAACTGTATTGCGTGACGAAAACGGCAAAATTGTAGGAGTACATTAATGACTATTACAGTCACCCATAGTAAGGTTTCGGCAATACCTGACGGAACAGACACATCTGTTGTACGCCCTAGTGATTGGAACGCTACTCATACTTTAGTCGGCGTTGGTACTGCCGCTTCTTTAGATGCTGGTGTTGCTAATGGAGTAGCTACACTTGACTCTGGTGGGCAAGTACCACTTTCTCAACTTCCACCACTAGGTGATTTAAACTATCAAGGTGCTTGGAACGCAAACACAAATAGCCCAACACTTATATCCTCAGTTGGAACTAAGGGTTATTACTATGTTGTAAGCGTTGCAGGCACAACTAATTTAAACGGTATTACTGACTGGCAAATCGGTGACTGGGCTGTATTTAACGGCTCTGCATGGCAAAAGATTGACAATACTGACGCTGTAACAAGCGTAAATGGCTATACAGGTACAGTCGTATTAACTGCCGCAGATGTAAGCGCAGTACCCTATACAGGTGCAACAGGCGCAGTCGATTTAAACGCTAAGACATTGGTTAATGTTTCTAATCTTGGAGTTAATACAAATACTGTACCGACTATCAGGGCTAGGGTAGTTGGTGATAACAATTCAACTTCTCGCATTGCTATGCGTGGATATTCTAGTGACGCTAATAGTTCATCTATTCGTGTAAGTAAATTTAGGGGTACTGTTGCCGCACCACAAGCACCTATTAGCGGTGATAGTCTAGGTAAGTTTGAATTAGCAGGTTATGGCACGACTTCAGCAGATGCCTACCCACAAGTATCATTAGAAGGCGTAACAACAGAGGTATGGGGTGCTACTGCTAGGGGTGCAAAGGCCGTAGTTAAAGTTACTCCAAATACAACGATTACTCAGGTCACAGCTTTAACGATTAATCAAGATTCAACGGCTGTTTTTGCGAATACAGTAACGGCTAACGGAACACTTTTAACTGGAAACACAGGCACAGTCACTAGCGTAGCGGCAACCGCCGGTACAGGAATAATCGTATCAGGAAGCCCTATTACGACTAGCGGTACTTTAACGATTACCAATACTGCACCTGACCAAACAGTAGCTTTTACTAACGGCACAGGCATTAGCGTTACTGGTACTTACCCTAACTTTACTGTTACCAATACTGCCCCTTCTAGCGGTGGTACTGTTACTAGCGTAAGTGGGACTACTGGTCGTATAACCAGTACAGGCGGTACAACTCCTATTATTGACCTTGCTTCAGGTGTGGCAACGGCTGGCACAACTGGTTCTGCTACCCTTATTCCTGTAGTCACAATAGACACTTATGGGCGAGTTACAAGTATTACTACTGCTGCAAACCCACAGGGAACAGTCACCTCAGTAACTGGTACTGCCCCTGTAGTAAGTAGCGGTGGTGCAACTCCAGCTATTTCTATGGCTGCCGCCACAACAAGCGTCAATGGCTACCTTACAAGCACAGACTGGACTACCTTTAATAACAAGACTTCCAATACTGGTACGGTTACAAGCGTAGGCGGTACAGGCACAGTCAATGGCTTGACTTTAACAGGCACAGTAACAACTAGCGGAAACCTTACTTTAGGTGGTACTTTAGACTTGTCTAGCCCACCTGCTATTGGCGGTACAGCAGCCGCAGCTATTACTGGCACAACCATTACAGCTACTAAGTTTGTAGGGGTGTCAGGCGGGACATTTTAGTGTTTCAAACCGCTTTTCAAGCTAATGCGTTTCAAAACAATGCTTTTCAGATTGTTATTACTCCTACCAATGTTAAGAATGGTGGGGATGATGCGCCTTGGACAAAAGAAGAATTAAAACGACTTAAAGGTATTCAAAAGAAACTGCGCCTGGCAGAAGCTAAACGCATTGCAGCATTAAAAGCTGACCAAGAAGCAAGAAAACAAACTATTACAGATTTAGTTAACCCTAAACCTGTTGCAAAGACACAACAAAGTAATATACAATCCAATCAAGAAGTTAGCGTTGATATACCGTCAAACCTAGCAAACATTGACCGATACATCGCTAATCTTGAGCAACAACAACAAGACCTGCAAAACGCTGTATTAATAAGAAGTGCAAAACTTAGGCTAGAACAAGAGTTAGCAATCTTAGAAGCCAAGCGTCAAGCAGAATTAGACGATGAAGAGGCCCTATTAGCTATAATCCTGTAAACCCACACGCTAAGTACAAAGAATCTTACGAACACCTACACGCTGGTCGCTATGACGCTGGCTTTAGGTTATTTGAATATCGTTGGCACTCTGAAGTCCTTGCTAATCAAGTTACTCCTTATACGCAAAAACCCCAAGGCCCTACTGTATGGCGTGGGGAAAGCCTTTTAGACAAGACTATTGTCATTCAGATGGAACAAGGCTTTGGCGATATTTTTATGTTTGCCAGGTTTCTTCCATTTTTAAAGGTTATGGGCGCTAAAAAGGTCGTATTGCTAACGCATGGCTCATTATTAAGAGTTTTAGGGCAATTTGAATGTATTGATGTACTAACGAATCAGCCTGAATGTCCTGATGTGGTCGAATGTGATTACTGGATAGGCAATATGAGTCTTCCTTACTATATTTCATGCGCTACACCCTATGCTAAGTCATTATTCCCTTTAAATGCTAAGAAAATAGTAGGCTCTGAAGGTTATATGTATGCAAAACCCTCAAATATTGAGCCAAAAATAGGGGTAAATTGGGGCGCAAGTCGCAACATTTTATTTCATATTAAGTCTATTCCTGACCATCAAATGTATAGCTTAGTAGGCGATAACTGCTATTCGCTATCACCGGAACACAATGGCTTTTTTCACCCACTTCCTGATGATGGTTGGAAAACAGATTGGGCAGTCACAGCAAGCCACATGAAGGCTATGAAGGGCATTGTGACAGTCGATACAGGCACAGCCCACCTTGCGGGTGCATTGGGCATTAAAACGATTGTATTACTGCCTAAAGATGAATATATATGCTGGAGATGGAAAAATACCAAATGGTATGACTCTGTTATTGCATTGCGTCAAGAAGAATATAACCAAGTACCCGATTTAATAAGGAGAATGTAATGGCTTTAGTAAAAGTCCAAGTAACCTGCGCCCATTGTAAAGTAGACCACGAAGAATATGACCCTAAACAGTACGATGATAGGGAAAAATACCTTGCTTATTGGAATCTGCCTTTTGAAGGCGAAGAAGCCGACAAAGCCTGGAAACAAAAGTTAGAAATGACCCCAAAAGAAGCCCCTACGGTGATTTCTGACATTGAAGGGCATATTTCCATGGCTGATGGTAGCTGGATTGATAGCCGGTCAAAGCATAGAGAAAACTTAAAACGCAACCATTGTATTGAAATTGGTAACGATGTACCTATGCAACAAAAACCACCAGAACTCAGCAAAAAGTCTATGGAAGCACGAAAACGCCAAATTGCTGAATTGGCTTACGAAAAACTTAAATACTAGGAAAAATCATGGCAGACTTAGACCGCAGAGAAGCATTGGAAGCAGCATTAAACGCAGCAGAGGAGGGTACTCTTGAAACACCAATCGAGAAAGAAATTAATACATCTCAAGATGATATTGCCGATGAATCCGCTAAGGTGGAAGATAGAAATGAAGACAACGAAGAATCTACCAAAAATGCTGAAGAACTTGAATTTGCGTCTAAGGATGAAGCACAGGAGGAAGAAGTAAAGATTTCTCGCCCTTCAACTTGGAAAAAAGAATATGTCAATATTTGGGACAAAATGGAGAAAGGTGAACAAATTGACAAAGAAGATTTTGTTAAGTTTGCCGAATATGCTAACCAGCGTGAGTCTGAATACAAGAAAGGCGTAAGCACTTATAAAGCTGAAGCTGATAGGGCTAAATCCTATGAAAACGCTATTGCGCCTTATGCCCAAGACTTACAACGCAGAGGTATTCAACCTACTCAATACATTGAAAACCTAGTCCGTGCAGAGCAAATTCTGACTAATGCGCCTTACCAACAAAAAGTCCAAGTATTTCAGAAACTTGCAGCAGATTATGGTATACAATTAAACGGAAATGGACAAGTAACACAACTTGACCCATATACGCAACAACTGATGAATCAATTAAATATGGTAAATCAGGAAGTTTCAAGCATTAAAGGTCGATTTGCCCAAGAGGAAAATCAACGCTTAATGGGTGAAATTGAAAGAGTAAGAAGTAATGTGGAGAAGTTTCCGCATTTTGATGTGGTAAGGGAAGAAATGGCTCAACTACTTGAGCTAGGAAAAGCCCAAGACCTAGAAACGGCCT